AAACTCACGGTAACCAAATCTGCTACACCAACTTCTACTGACCTTGAAGTCACGATACAATCACCAGAGTAACGTACTTGTTCGGCTGAACCATTATCAACTACTACTGTAAGTGTGATTGATCCTCCTACTTGAACCGCTGTATCAGTATCATCAAATATTGCTTCAACTGTTCCGCTCCATGATTTTAGTGAACCTACAAACGTTTTGTAACCTGCGTTACCCATCGCTGTAGTTTCTAGTGTATCTGCTTCTTCATTGATAGTGAAAGAAGTAATGTTTGCAAGATTGTTCAAACCTGCTGATATTGAACCGTCTTTACCTTTTAGAACTGCCATTGTTTGCTCCTATTACTGTTATTTGTCTAAATCACCTTTAGGGTGAATATATTCTACTTGCACGATTATTTGAACCGCACCTAATGGAAAAGTTGCACCTTCGTCTGTATTAACTTCTGTTACTACAGTGTCTGCCGCATAACCATTTCTTTTTGTATCTTCATACAATTTCGTTTCAATGTCATCTAACAGTTTGTTTCGGGCAGTATCTAAAAACTTTCCTTTAACAAACCCTGTTAGAATAAACTCAATAGTTCCTTGTCTTGATGCTCTTGTAATGTCAGATTTTCTTTCTGACCCACTTAACACTAAGACTGCTGGAACTTGAGCATCACTTAATTCGCTTGGATCAAAAACATCACGTGTAACAAATCTAACAGATTTAAGTTCCCTTAACTCTGAAACGATGTTCTTTGCAATGTTTTCTCTGTAACTAGTTTTGCTAATGCTCATCTTAAGTCCTTTTCTAACTGTCTAGCGAAAGTCTGAATAATTGATTTTTCTTCTGTGCTTGTCACACCAATAAAAGGTCTTGTTTTATTGTTATGTTCAGCTTTCAATTTTTCTTCCCTTCTCTTAAAGCCCACAACAAGTTTGTTGCGACCTTTACGTTCAACATCTAGGTTTGATAGCATTCTGCCTGAAAAGTTAAGGTCTGGTTTAGTGCCTCTACCTTGACTATTTCTAAACTCCCGATAACCGGGAGAATATTGTTTGAATGCTCCTCTCAACCCCACTCCACGTGCTGTTCTATTTAAAATAGTTTCACGTGTTTTCTCTCCACTTCTATTTAGAGCAATTGGAATAGACCGTTGTAGGCTATCCGCAAATCTCTCCATATCTCGCTTAAACTTTCTGGCATTGATAGTAATCGTTGCCATTAACGAATAATCCGTCTAGTGTGAAATGGTTGCTTCTCGGTTTGTTCGACTGTGCCATCACCGTCAAAATCGTATAAAACTCCATCTCTCAAAATAGAGTTAAATTCTTCATCATAACGTTTACGATAGTGCATCATCATAACTTGAAACCTGTCTTCACTTCCTTCATTATTCCATTTCGTTAACTGCGGTAGAGCGTATTCTGAAAGAACACGATACACTGCACAACGTTCGAATTGTGATTCAGTGAGTTTAGAGTCATCCATTTCTAAGCTAGGTAGTGAACGAGAAATATCATAGTTAGTAACATTACGAGAACGAACCCACCACTCATCACGCAATTTACGTAAAATATCATCACGTGCTTTTGCATGTTCGTCAGTAAATTCGTCAATACCGAATGTTAATATATCTGGCTGATATTTAATCAAATCAGCGTCAGTTGACATTGCCATTGTGCGTTCTCCTAGTAGCGTTTAAGAGAGGGGATTGCTCCCCTCTCTGTTCAGTTATTCAATCTCTATTATTGGATTGAAGAGTCAAAGTGAACTTCTACGCCATAAGAGTCAAAGATTTCTCCGTGCCCATACACAGCCGTGCTTACTAGCTCTGAAGCCCTTAAGCTGGCATCCCGCTGAGTTTCAATTTGGATGTCCTGCATCATTGCTAGACCTAGTGCATCTCTGTGGAATACCGCACCTTTGTAGTCACCTGCGTTGCCTGTGTTAGACATGTTAGATGATTCAAAGATTGGAACACCAGCTAGAGTTCCTACATAACCAGAACGTAGTGCTTCTGTTTGTAAGTCGCCGCCAGCATATGCTGATGCGCCGATAGCCGCTTTAAGGTCATATGCTACCATTGGGTGTAGAACACACGCTAAGTCAGTTGAAGGAACACCGTTAGCACGTAGATTTGCTACTGCTTGGAAGATGCTGTTCACTGAAATTGCGCCTGTGCCATCGCCAACTT